AACCATGTGGTGAGTGGTTTACTTCAATATTAGCCAGTACACATCTAGAAAACGAATAAAGATAATCTGTTCCTAGGAAAGCCAGCTCAAACTCGTGCGGTGTTTCTAATAATAAACCATCTGGTCTTGGCAAAGCGAAATATCTCAATAAGTTTATAATTTCGCGTAAATTATCAGCTTCTTCTTTATTTTTTGGCTGTAGCATTTGCCAATCTAATCTAAATGTTCTTGGTTCCACTTTTTCAAAAATATTTGCCGAAAATGGATTAGCGATATTTCCTAGAGCAAGAGTACTCAAACCTCTTACTGAATCCACATTTTGTAACAAAGTTCTAACAAGATAAGCGCCAGCACTCACAGCAGGTTGAGCTAATGATCCATCATTCGCGAACGCTTGATCGACTGAATTACCAAAATTATATCCTGCTCCAGCTATACCGAGATTATCTAGAGAATAGGTAACATTCAACGAGTCTGGTGGTATCTGTGTTGGTAATGGTAGACAAATAAATGTATCTGTTTGCACATCTTGAGAAGTAAGGAGTTTAGCCTTAAAATCTTTCGAAATTAAAGTAAGAGTTTCTTGGGCTTGTTTGTTCGCCGTATCTTTAAGAGTTTGATCTGTGTTTAATTCTTCTTCTGTTTTTGCAGCAACATCACGATTGAATTTAAGTATATTTGTAATTTGTTCGCTATATTTCGTGTAATTTACTTTTACAGGTTTAATAAGAAAACTGTACTGGTTGTCACCTTGGTCGCTTAAGAATGATATTGATTTAGCGACTTTTGTTTGATTTCGCTTTCTGTCCATATCTTGTTCGGCAATATTCTTGCCTCGTTTGCCACCTCTAGTTCTTGGTCCTGTACTGGTCATATAAATACCTTGTTGATTATATCTTTATTTAGGCGATAAAATGGCATGGAAAGGGAGATACACGGTCAAGAACCCAGCTAAATATAAGGGTGACCCGACCAAAGTTATTTATAGGTCAAGTTTAGAACTGAAGTTTATGAACTTTCTTGACACGCATTCTGATGTTCTTGAATGGAACTCAGAAGAAGTCGTAGTGCCATATCGCTGCGTTACAGATAATAAGATGCATCGATACTTCGTTGACTTCTGGTTTAAGAAAAGAACACCAGATGGTAAATTAGAAAGTATCCTCGTCGAGATTAAGCCATTGGCTCAGACTCGCGAACCCAAGAAACAGCAGAGAAGAACTAGACGCTATATTAACGAAGTGATGACTTGGGGCAAGAATCAATCGAAATGGAAAGCTGCCGAAGAATACTGTAAAGATCGTGGCTGGAAGTTTCAAATTATAACAGAGAAGGAATTAAACGGCTAATGGCTGCATATATTTACACTAGATTGGTTAAAGACGCTACAAAAGCTGGCGTCGACTTGACATCGCATACCAAAAAAGCAGTTACATGGTTAAGAACCAAATACGCAGAAATCGGCAAAAATACAGTTGTTCCTTCTAAGTTTATTAATGAATCTGAAAACAAAAGAAAGCGCGTCAAAATGGGTAGAATGTATATGTTCTTGTATGACCCAAAGGGTAAGAAAGAACTTCCATACTACGACCGCTTTCCTTTAATCTTTCCAGTGCAATTTGCGCCTGATGGATTCTATGGTTTGAATCTGCACTACTTGCCACCTATTCTACGCGCGAAACTGCTCGACGCTCTGTACGAAATGAGAATTAACACCGAGAAGAAAGACGAAACCACAAGACTTCGTCTAACATATTCATTGCTATCTGGAGCTGCTCGCTTTAGATTATTTGCTCCATGTTTCAAGCATTATCTATACGAGCATACTCGCTCGTCGTTTATCTATGTTCCACCAGAAGAGTGGGATATGACAGTATTCTTACCAACAGAACAATTCAAGAAAGCTACCAAAGAAAAAGTTTGGAAAGATAGCAGGAGCAAAGTATAATGGCTGAAGAACTTAATCGTTTTAGTGTAGACAATTTTGTAAGTAAGTTCTTAGAAGTTGGTTTAATTCAGGCTTCTAACTTTTATGTAAAGTTTACTCCGCCTGTTGACGGATTCAATGATGTAGCCATGTTATGTTCTGCCACCAATCTTCCTGGAAGAAGAATTGCTACAACTGAACAAAGACCCTATGGATATGGCCAAGTGATTAAAATGCCATATGATGTCATGTATGATGAAATTGAATTGACTTTTTTTGTTGATGCAAAGAGCGCATCGGCTTTGCAATTATTTGACAAATGGCTTTCTAAAATTATACTAACTGATAAAGAGTTTCCAAAGAATAAACAAAGAGTAGCATACAAATCAGACTATCTCTGCAACGATCTAAAGATATATGTAATGAATCAAATGGTCGGCACCGAAAACCCTACAGACGCGGATTCTTCAAATGAATCAAATTCCATGGCCATAATTGAGTGTCATTTAATAGAAGCATTTCCTGTTCAAATCGGGTTTCCAATTTCATTAGATTGGGGTGATGGTGATGAATTTTTGAGAGTTAATATTACCTTTGCGTACAGAACAACTGAATATAGATTCGGTAAATTAAACCTAGAAGCATTGGATGGCAAATACTACAACACACGCTCTCCTTATGATACTCCGTCTAGAGTTGACCAAGACGCTAAAGATATTTCGGATTTCTTGAATAGCACTGCGAACTTTATTGGTAGTGTTGCCGATACAGCGCAAAAGATTAATCAGGTTAAGACTAACTTGACTATTCTAAAGAGAGCAGATGGTATTCTTAATACTACCAGCTCGCTATTACCATTCTTGGGCAACAATAGAACTGCGATAGACACTATAAATAATGTTAATAAGATTATCTCAGGAACTAATTTCATAAAACAAAATCTGAATAATATTAGAAAATTCCCTTAATAAATGATTGACTGATTGGAGAAATACAATGGCTTTACCCAAAATTAAACAACCTATCTTTGAACTAGAGATTCCATCAACAGGTCAGAAGATTCGTTATAGACCATTCACCGTAGCTGAAGAAAAGATTCTTCTCGTCACTAAAGAAAGCGATGATGTGAAAGATATGGTAAATGCGTACAAAGCAATCGTAAATAACTGTTGCTTAGATAGTATCGATGTTGACAAATTATGCTCGTTCGATCTGGAATACTTCTTCTTGAATATTAGAGCGAAATCTGTTTCTAATATTATTGCGGCTAGAATTAAAGACGAAGATGATGGTCAAACATATGATGTAGAAATCGATCTCGATAAACTAATCGTGTCTAAAACCAAAGCAGAAAAATTGATTAAGCTGACTGATGATATTTCTGTTCTGATGAATTATCCTACATTTGATACCATTGCCAAGGTAGGAAAATTAGACGAAAGCAGTCAAATGTTAAGCACAATGATTGCTTGTATCGAACAGATCTATCAGGGCGAGGAAGTATTTGAAACTTCAGAATACTCAAGGAAAGATATGGAAGAGTTCGTTCTTTCTATGGGTGTTAAAGAGCTTCAAAAGATTAAAGAATTTTTCGATGGCATGCCAAAGGTATATGCAGAAGTCAAGTATAAAACTAAAGATGGCGCTGAGAAAATGATTGTATTAGAGGGTATCCAAAGTTTTTTCGACTAATGGTAGGGTATATGTCCCTACCACATTATTACGAACTTAACTTTTCGCTGATGCAGCATCACAAGTATTCTCTCGAGGATATTAATGAGTGGCTACCTTTTGAACGTGACATTTATGTCAGTATGCTATTAAAACATCTAGAAAAAGAAAAAGAACAAGCAAAGAGAAACTAAATGGCAACCAAACCACTACCGATGTTTTTGACTGATAAAAATGGTCGTCCTGCAAAAGGCGACGAATCATCAGACGCTAAACTAATGATTGAAGCTCAAAAAGATCAACTTACTGTTTTGACGGATATTCGCGGGCTTATGAAAAATATAGCAGATAATATATTTGCGGGTATGGTTGTTACCTTGCCGTCAGAAGCAATGGATCTTCTTACTGCACCATCAAAGGCAAACGCTCTCGCTACGAAAGAAAAAGAAAGAGAAGCTGGTTTAGGTAAAGATGAAAAGGAAATGAGTCCACTTGGAAAATTGTTTCAAGAATATTTTGGTGGTCTCAAAAGAGTAGTGACAATTATAACAGCAGTATTGATACCATTTCTATTAGGATTCTTATTAAGTTTTGTTGATCTTACCAAACCGCTTGATCTATTAAAGGCTGCTCTTACAGGTTTAGCTGTTTACATTGGCGGTAAATTTCTAGTATTGTTAGCAAAGAATTGGTTGAAGGGTTTATTCATGGGACCAAAGGTAATCAATGCTCCTGGTTCTGTAATCAATGCTGGTGGAATTCCAGGAACTCCTGCTGGTAAAGGTGGTAAAGGTGGAAGATCGATTCCAGTCCCAATTCCTCCAGTTCCTCTTCCCGAGGGATCTGCAGGAGGAGGAGGTATGCTTGGAAAATTGGCGAAATTGATGCCTGTGCTCAAAGTGATTGGTAAATTGACTTTGGTATTAACAATAATCACTTCTGCGGTGGAGGGAATTTTTGGGGCAATCGAAGGATTCAAAAAGAATGGCATTGTCGGAGCATTTAGAGGTGCTCTTGTTGGAATCACAAACGGATTGATCGGTTGGATAGTTGGCATCGGTCAGTTTATTGTTTCTGGTCTTTTAGATTTGTTCGGTTTCGAAGATGCAGCAAAGATAGTTGAAGAGTTTAACTTCAAAGAATTCTTAGATAAGTATATGGGTTTCCTAAACCCAATTGTTGGTTTTATCGATCTATTTGATGAAACTAGTGTGATTAGAAAGAACTTTGATAAAGCACTACAAAAGGTTAGTGGCGTTAGCGACTTCGTTTCTAATATCTGGAAAGATATTACAGAAGCTATAAAAACTACGTTGATTAAAATTGGCCAAGCGATTCCAGGTGGTAGTGCGTTACTCCGAGCACTTGGGCTTGGTGGTGGCGATGGAGCGAAACCAAACGAAAATGAGAAAATAGAAAGACTGGCCAAACAAGCCGAGGATCGTGGTGATACTGACCTTGCTGAAGAACTAAGATCAGCTAAAAACGAAAAAGAAGCTAAAAAAGCACTTATGGATTCTGGCATGAGTGAAGCAGAAGCAAGAGTAGCTCTTGATCCTGAGAAATATGCTGGAATGACTGGGTCTAAACCTACTCCAGTTCCGCCAGCAAACAGAGCAGAAGAACTTGATAGGAAAACTGATGAAGCCAGAGCAAAACCACCAGAAAAACCACAGCCAGCTCAAACTAACACAACAGTTGTAAATGCTCCAAACAATATACGATCCACAACTAATATGAACCAAGCGCCACACGCTGATAGGATGGGAATCGGTAGCAAAGGAAACGCTGGATACAGTGGATTCAGCAAAGCATATACCTAAAGAAAAGGGAGCCGAAGCTCCCTTTCTTTTTAACCAGCTAATTTTCGGAAAAAATCCAAATCATCATCTTCATCTGAAGCAGGAGTATCTGCTACTGGAGCAGATTGCGCTTCAGCTGCTTTCGCGCGAGGAACGTACTCAGCGACTTCTTCATCAGTGTCAGCAGCAGTTGCACCAGCAACACCACCAGCACCTAGAACACGGTCAAGATGAGTTTTCAATTCATCGTACGACTTGAAGTTCGACGGATCGACGATCTTCTTCAGGCTGTGCTCAGAAGCCCAGACTGATTCTAACTTAGCGTCATCATCAAGAAGCGGAGTCTTAGGATCGAACTGCGATTGGTCGTAGTTGCGATAGCCAGCGACTTGGCGAATCTTTAGACGGAAGTTAGCACCCTCCCACAAATCAAACGGATTGACTGCTTCGTCTCCTTCAAATTCAGGATACATGATAGCCTGAATCTTATCCCAGATCTTCTTGCCGAATTTGTACAAGAATACCTTACCCTCGTTTTCAGGATGGGCTGGATCTTTTACAACGTAGACGTTTGCGATATAGGACAAGCGACGCTTTTGCTTACGGGCTTGTTGGCGATTAGGATGTTCGTCATCCTTAGTTGAATTCCAGAGTTGCGAATTTAGTTCGCTTACTGGGTCTTTGCCACCGATGGTGGTCAGAGAGTTTTCGATATACCACTTACCAGTCGGACCTTGGAAGCCATGGTCAAACATTTGTACGAAAGGTACATCTTCGCCCTGTGGGGCTGGTAGAAAGCGGATTACAGCAAATCCATTACCTGCTTTATCTACCTCTGGTTTCCAATAATTAGAGTCATCCTTGGCATAGGATTTCTTATCATTGAGTTTATCAAGTTGTTCAGTCAGTTTGCTGAATGAGTCTTGACGGCTGCGCTTTAGTTGTTCGAACGATTGTGTCATAAGTATGTTCCTTGTATTGACGATGTATTAACGGTTTCACATGTTCATAATATAGTTGACTATTTATATGTCAAATCGACTATCAATTATCTCTTTCATCTTAGCTTTGTCGAATTCTAAGAACGGTGTGTACTTCTTGATGAGAAGTTTGGTTTCTTTCCACGTAGGGTCATACTCGCTAATGTTTTTATCCCAGTAGGGAACAAAGTTGAGTACAGCATTCATAATACAAAGAGAATCCAAGCTAAACTCTTTTAGGAGATACAGCCTGAGTAGATACGGATGATTGCCACCATCCATTATCAAATTGTCATCCAACTCATCTTTCAAATTGGACAACTCTGACTTGAAGTTGTACGAAAGTGATTCCTTTCGCTTCTTCCATGCCAGATATGTTTCCTCACCAGATGAATCGATGATATCTCCGATCCATGCTTTAGTACCGCGAGAGGAAATGTTTGCCAACAAATACTCGAACGGCTCTGGTTTCTTGGAAAGTTTCATGAAGAAATACTTATCTCGGCGAACCTCGAAAGTGTCTTCCTTCACATTCATTTTACCGCCATAGCGGTGATAGTCATAACTCGGTGAAGAGAAATGAGTCTTGAGTGCTAGATAGGTGCTGTAACATTCAAACGGTGTCACTCTCATGCCCACCACACTGGCACTTGTCGTTTCTTCCAACTAGCCATGCGCTGTTTATCACCGATGTAATAGTTGCGATAAGATTTCACAGAGTCACCTTTGACTTTGTATTTGTCTGGCATCGCAGGTGTTGGCTGAGTAAATGGCTTGGTTGGAATGTTTTCTGGGATGCAGTTTACAAGCCACTTGACAAGTCCGATTTCCTCGCACTTGTGTACCTTACCATACCGATGCGTGTATTCCTTACACAACTCGACGAGCAGATAAGCGAGCCACTGATAGTTGGCTTTGCTCTCTCGCGCCCAGATAGCGGAAGGATGATTGATATGCGTGGCTTTGTAAAGCAGACTGTCACCAGCGAAACTGTTGTTGAGTTTCCAGCGTTTGATGCGTCGTCCGCTGGAATCATCAACATACTGTTGTCCGTCTAGGACACGATGCGCCGTGGAAAGCAGTTGCGAATATTCCAAAATCATTTTAACGACATGCTTGTCCACGTGCATTTCAGCACACGTTTTAGGTTCTAGGTGAAGCGCAAATATATTCATAATGATATTATACCCTAAAATGTGTTGTTAGTAAAATTATGCTTCTTTCTTTTTGCGTGTTACTGGCTTCTTTGTCTTCGGAGTATGGATGGTTCCGATGATGTTATCAACGCAACCGAGAGCCAATGCTTCCTCGGACGACATATAGAAGTCATGACGCATGTTGTAGATTTCTTCCAACTTAGCTGGAGTAATCTTAGTTTGACGAAGAGTGATATCTTCGATGCGATCTTGTAAGCGCGATGCTTCCAAGAATTCTGTTTCTACTTCTTTTAGTGTACCGATGATACCAGTCGAAACTTGGTGGTACATGTGAGTAGAATCAGCATAGCACGAACGAACATGACCGCTAATAGCAATCAGGAAGCCACAGCTCATAGCTGTACCAGTCACGATTGTATGAATCGGTGTGCTAGATTCGCGCATGATTGACAACAGACCGAAGCACTGGTAGACCATACCACCATAGCTGTCAATGTAAATGTTAATGGGTCGTGGCGAATATTCAAGATTGTGAAGCGCATACAGCTTCTTGATATATTTGTCATGCTTCTCGATAGCAAGAATGCTTTCAGTCAGAGCAGCGATGCTGTCTTGGTCGACTTGCTTTGTAAAGAATAGATCGCGCTTCTTCGGTTGCGGTAGACTTACTTCTTCACTCGAATCAATAACAGTTGTTTCTTCGCTCATAATATATTCCTTTAATTATAATGGTAATTTAGCTGTCCTTTCTAACAGATTAAGATCTTTACATTCAGCTTCTAGCTTTGACTTAATCACATCAGATTTCTTAACAAGGTTCCCGATAGCTGTTGGTTCCATGTCATTCTCTTCGCAGAAAGAGAGGATGGCTTCGAGATAGCCCATCCCCATTTTTACTTTGCTTTCTACTGCCATAGCAAATGTATTGGCATCAAATTTCTTTTCAAGTTTATCTAGCATAGAAAATATGCGCTCCTACTTTTGCTACGCGCTTCTTTTTGTAAGACCATTTCGGTTTTACAGATGTATTGTGGAAGTACATAACACGTTTGTTTAATGTACCGTTTTCATATCGTTCGATGATTTCTTGAACGACATCCCTAGTTTGATCATTGATGTGGTGCGGTTTTACTCTGCGAACATTAGTAAATTGCGCTTTTTGGTATGCTACACCACAAATTGTTTTTGGATAGTATTTACTATTCGCGCGATTGAAGACTGTCGCTCCGACGAGAATAGCACCCTGTGCTTTGTTACCTCTGGTTTCATTATAGATTACTGCCTCTAAACAGGCAATGTCACTCTTGGATAACGCTTTGATTGGTTTAGATTTGACTGGGTTAGTAATTGGAAAGGTTGGTGTTAGTTCTTGAAACAGTTTGTCATTATCTAAAAGTTTTGCATCAGCACTTCGTTGATTTATTACAGTCAGACTTGCCAGTACAACAGCAAGGATAACCGATTTCTTCATAAAAGTCATCGCATTTCCTTTTTTGGTTGGACGAAAAATTATTTAGTAGAATGGGGGAGTTTGACCTCCCCCATTTCTTAACAACTATTAAGTATTAGTTGCGGGTAAACAGCGTAGAACCGCCAGCGTTGTAAGCAGCAGCAATCATGCGACGGCTTGGGGTGCCAAGACGATAGCTGACTTTGCCATTGCTATCAGTGTTGGTGTAAACAGCATAGCCTTCAGAGCGAAGCTGACGGATGACTTCAGAAGCCGAAGTGACTTTGTAGCTGTTGGTGATTTGGGCGGTCGTCAGAGTCTTGCCGTTTTTCAGGGCATTCAGGACGGTTTCTTTCTGCGAGTTAGTATTCTTACTCATTGTGTTTCCTCATGATATTAAACATAAATGTAATACTGGCTTTTACCAGTCCAATTATTATACCCTATTTCGGGGTCAAAGTAAAATAATGGCGAACCGAGCCAGACAGGGGGTGGGTCACAAAATAGACCTCGGTTGCAAGTCGTTGATTTATAAGGGATTTTTAGAGCTGGGTTTCATTCCACTTAAACGAAAAACCTCAATAAAATCAACGACTTAGGTGAAAAAGTGACAAAGATTATGGTAAAATGTGGGTCAGGGTCGGATTTTGGTTAAAACATACTCTGTAGGGTCGTTCCCATGTTGTATGCTTTGCCATAATCAATCACTAGTCCTTTTTCGCGTCCGTGCGCTTCAATTTCCCAAGGGCGATCCCAGTAGTGCATTTCCCACTCATATCGCTTTCCTAGCCATTTACAGATTTCGTTGTTTGTGCTTGGGAGTTGGCGGAGTTCGCGTTTTGCATATTGCTTGATATGCACCATTTCGTGAGCGAGAGTTCTAAGGTAGTTTACCAGAAGGATATCGTCTGGTGCGAAAATCTGAATGTGGTATTTCTTTGGTGGATCTTCTTCGTCTGTCCAAACACAATCAGCGAGATCGGTGACGTCATGAATGTACGGATGATGCTCTATCTTTACAGAGAGAGTTTTTGATAGTTCGTCTTTGAAGAACTTCTTCGCGAAGAACTTACAGAATTGTTTAGCGTGCAACCTTTGCTCTTCTGTACCACCCTTAATAGTGATTCTCATTTCGGAACTGTTCCCTTAGATCTTTAAGCTGGTTGATGTGTTCGTCAACATAGGCATGATATACGTGGGTCTTTCCTGTTTCTTCTGTGGCAATAAAGATTAAAACATGGTCGATTTTCATACCAGTTCTCTCTTCCCACATTTTAGCATAACCAGCACCTTGGCAAAAGTAGTTGGTTATTTGTTCCTTGGACTTTTCTTTACGAGAAGTCTTCCAGTCCATTACTGCATATTTAGCCATATACTTCCCTATACAGTCAACCGTGCCAGCGACTTCTAATTCGTCTGACCATAGTCTGGCTTCTACTGCTAGGATTTCTTCCAAGCCCATGTCAATTTTCTCTTTGAGAGTATTGAACATTTGTATTGCGTCGGGCATGGCTTTTTGTGCTACATTAGCAAAGCCCTCTATATCGTCGAGGATATAGTGTTCTGCTAATGTATGCATCGATGTACCACGGCTGGATGCCATACGCGATACACGATTTGCTTCAGCTTCGCCTACTCTGGCTCGCCATGCTTTAATACCATCGCGACCGAGCAGACCTGTAACACCAGTCAGGGAAGGATAATTTTTCCCTGATGGTGTCTTATAGGTGCGCTTACCATCTTCATTAACCTGCACGATTTGCGGGATAACGAATTCATCAATTCTATTTTTGAACATCACTTCTTCTTTGGTCCGTAGAACCCGAGTTGTATATCTTGAAGGAATTTTTTAGATTCGGTTGTTTTTAACTGTCTTGCTTCTACTACTGAAGAAACTCCCAAGTCTTCCTTCGCTTTCTTCACACGTTCAACTTTTACCAACGCTTGTTCTGGTGTAATCTCGTTTCGGAGAACTCGCTTTAACAAAGCACACTTATAGCCAGAACAGGTCTTTGGTTTTTTGGGATCTTCGTAGATCGAACAACTGCCATTTATATGCATAGAACAAGGAGTAAGAAACACATGATTAATTTGATTGTCTTTCTTCTTGGTTTCTAAGCCAAGTGAACCCATATAGTCGGCTTCTTCTTTTGAACAAACGACATTGCCGAACAATGTTCCGTCGCAACACATACCGCAAGCAACACAGAGATCAGACGGAGTCATACTTTAGTCGTAAAGTAGCATTGACCGACACGAGCAATAGCTTGCTTCATGTCATCAAGTTCGAAGCCAAACACGAAGTCACTATAATTTCCAACCGCATAAACTTTCATTGCGGTAGAATTAACGATGATGTCTAGATTTTCAACTGAACCTTCGAGTTCCACGATAACGGTGCTAGAGTCGCGCGAATAAACCATAACTGGAACACGGATCCCGTCAAAGTCAGCTTCAGCTGCGCTCTCGAAAGGATTTTCCTTACTGGCTTTGATATTCCACTTTGCATTAATTGCGGAAAGATAGAGTTTATCGTCAAACCAACCAAATCGTGTTTCGCCGATATTACCTTTGCCCCAATCAATTCCGTTTCTTGCGATACAGAACTCTGATTCGGGAATCATCTCCCAGTCCGCTGCGACGGACTGGGAGGATACTGCAAGCATTGCTGCTAATAAAATCTTTTTCATATATTCCTATGCCAGACCCATCTCCGTCTTAGTGACAATATAATCGCGAACCAAACCAGATCGTACGATATCGGTTTCTAAAAACTCAATGTGGTCAAATTTTTTCATTTTATCTAAGATACTCATGAAGTCATGAATACCGCTCTTTTCTTTTGCATTCTTTAAGTCAGTTTGGCGGAAGTCACCGCAAAAGACAATCTTTGTCCCTTCGCCTACACGAGTGATAACTGAGTCAAGTTCCGCGAACGAAAGGTTCTGAATCTCGTCTACAATCACTACTGCATTGTCAATAGTCAAACCACGAATAAACGAGGTTGACATGAATTCTATTACATTTTTATTCTTGAGAATATCGTAAGCGTCACCACGACACAGCAGGTTGTTTACGATTTCTCGATAGGGTTGCTCATAAACTCTTAGTTTCTCATCCAATGTTCCTGGCATAAAGCCAACGTCGCGTGTTGCCACTGCGCTTCTAACAATGTAGATCTTTTTGAATGTACCATATTCCAACATTTCCTTTAATGCAAGGTATAACGAAATAAATGTTTTACCTGTACCAGCAATTCCGTGTAGCAGTAGGTGGTTATCATAAAACGAGCGAAACACTATATTCTGCGTTTCCGTCATCGGATTGATCTCTCTTAACTCTAAACCTAAACTATTAATCTTTACCACTTTCTTAGCTGCTGTTTTGGCGGTTCTTTTCATTGAAGATCCTTGTTGTTTTAGTTTATGGAATCATCACCAATCGTTTATTGTGTTCCCCCTGTGTTTGGATTTAATCTTTTGTAGAACTTCGCGGAAACCAGCGTCTGGCTTCTTAGCGTCGTTATAGCTGAATGTTGTTGGCGTTTCATGCCATTGTATGACGTGCGGATTCTCCGAGAGGAATGTTTCCATCTCAGAGATCTTCATAAACTTTTCGAAGACTTCTTCAGTTTCAGTGTTTTTGAGATTGTACAGTGGCATCTTTAATCTGCTCTATAAAGTGATCAATTAACTCATCGTTAAGTGCTGGAAGAATCTGTTTTGCTTGTTTGCGTGTTAGGGTTTTCTCGTGTATGAGCTGAGAAAGAACTACGCTTCCGCCACAAATAGAACCCTTGATAAAACCAGCGGTCTTACCTTGTCGGTGCATGTACCAACCATAAATTGCTAGGATAATCAAAGCAAATACAATTGTCATTTCCATCGATAATCCTCTTCGTCATCAAACTCATCTTCGGTATATTCCAGCAGATGGTCGAGATCGTTAGACCTAAGCGCATTTTTGAGATTTCGTTCTTTGCGTTCAGGACGTTTTGGTTTTTTGATGTTGTCTTCCCTTTCGTGAAAAGATGCGCGCTTTATAGTCATACAGTTTGTTTCTTAGCTTCTTTTTCAGCTTTAGCGTTATCTTCTGCAACTTGCTTGGGAAACAATTGCGGATATGCCTTCCTAGCAACATGAGCCGACATCGGTTTCCACGGTGTACGATGCTCCTTCATAGCAAGAATTAATTTGGCATCCTCGGGATGTAATCCTTCGAGGTACTGAATGAACAATTGTTCGCGACGAACCTTGGCGATGTTGTTTCCAGGAAAGAAAAGATACATCTTCTTCCACTCTGAATACAGACGCTCTTCTAGGTCGGTAGCTTGTTCTTGAGTTGCTTGTTTGTAGGGAGGTTCGCCAGAAGGAAGATCTAAGTTGATATCTTCGTCGAACATAACTTTAAGGACACCTTGTAGGACTACACTATCATGTTTGTGTAGGTGTTCTACTCGGGATTGTACATCGGGAAGCGCAGCAGCTTCCTCGAGAATTTGGGAGATGCGTTTCATCATTAGAATTCCGAAATGTTTTCCATTAAAAACTTTAGTTTGTGTTTGATAAAGTAGTTGAACAGTTGGTTCCTATCTTTACCTGCTTCCGAGTCATACTCTTGGATAATCCTATCCTTAATCTCACTCGGTATATTATTTAGTGAAATCAAAAGCTCGTTTCGTTTCCAGTTGCGTTGCTCTTCGTCTTTCAACTGCTCGAACGGAGTAGTCATAAAGTAGTCAAGTCGCTTCTGGGTGATGATACCCTGTCGCGTACCAGTAACAAGGCAGTCATCCTTAGACAGGATGTTCGGAATTCCGTCGCTGGTATCGCCACGGATAATATGCTCGCGCAGGAACTCGTCGGCATCCGTACAGCTCAACATGCGTTTGCGAGTAGGATCGTATTGCTCGACGTTATTATAGCATTGCAGTTGTTTGAAGTCTTTGTCACCAGAGACAATCATAATCTTTTCAGCATTACCAAACTCAACACCGAACTTGTGTACGAGGACACCGATAACATCATCGGCTTCAGCGTTATCTACGTGAATGACACGATACGGAAAGTATGCTTTCAACTCCTCACGGACTTTAGCGAATGTGTCAAACACAGTCGTCCAGTCCATATCAGAAGCATCACGGCTCTTGCGACGGTTGGCTTTGTAGTATGGAAACGCGCCACGACGCCAGCTGCTGGAGTCACAGGCGATAACCATCTCACCATAGTCGGCTGCAAACTTCTTACGGATATTACGCAATCCGTTCAGAATCATGTGGCGAAGCAGATCTTCATCTAGCTTGGCATTTTGATGAGAGCCAAGCTGAGTCATCAGATTAGCAATCATCACTTGTTGTAAATCAATAATAAACATTTTATTCTACCATTTCATGGAAATCTTCTGCAGTTATTTGCAGAGGATGTACGATACCTCGTTGACGAAGCAACATAGAATACATAGCTTCGCGGAACAGGACATAGTCTTTTACATTAACATCTAGCGGTTTGATACCACGATTTACCAAAATAACCCATGCAGCTTCGAGCGCAAGATCAGCAATGTCGGTGACTTCACCGTATGCGTTTGCGAACTGGTCTACCAAATCAGCCACTTTCTTACTCGTGTCGTTCTCTTCTTGGATTGCTTTGAAGCGATCCGAAACATCAATTACATTATTGTCACTCATAGGTATTTCGCCTTTCTTCCTCGCTTCATTGGCACGACTGGTTCTTCGATCTCGTCGATCATTTCATCGCGCGGATCGCGGAAAGATAGCGGTAGATCGGTGCCAGCATTTATCTTTACTGTATAACCCAGCTCGCGCCAGCTGACAGCGTGTTGAATAGCAGTTGTTTTATCATTATAGTCTAGTTCTAAGCAATGACCTTGGCGTGGTCGCTTGTGATAAAAGATTTGTACCGTCCAGTATTGTTTACGCACTTAGAAACCCCAATATAAATCCGATTATGAATGGCAAGGAAGAAATAATCATTAAAGCAATCATTATAATAAACAAAAAGATAATTCCTTTCATTACCATACCTTGTAAAGAATAGTGGTATCATTCATGCGACCGTTGGCAGCACGTCCTTCAGTTTTCAACTGCTTGAATTGACGTTCAGCGTTGATACGAGTATCGATGAGCGGAAGGATGTCAAGCGGTTTACGAAGCTTCTTGATAAGGGATTTGGTTCCGTCAAAGTTGATAATACTAGTACCTTTGACCGAGAAGCCACCCTCGAGCGCATAGTATAGGGAAAGATCGCGCGTCTTAGTATTGAACGCGACCAGATACTTGGCACCAAGCAGTTTAGCTGGGTCGATAGAAGCGACGCGGAACTCTGCGTTCTCTTTCTGATACTTCAACTTTCCGATAATCTTTTCGACTTTCGGTGGTTTCTTGGCGCGTGGTTTGCGAGCAGCAGATTTCGTAACAGCTTTAATCTGTTTGAATTGAGTATTCATGTCAGTCAGCAGTTCAATAGTTTGCTTGACTGCTTTCCAGCTGACGTGATTGTAGCCCTCGAGAAGTTGCTCGTCTTCCTTATCGGTCAGTTCGTTAAGTTCTTCTAGCAATAAAGAATACTCAGACGACAGTTCGTCTAGGTGGAACTTAGTTGCTTTCATAGCCATCAACGTCTTATAGAAGTCGACTTTAATCTTCTCTCCCGCGAGCGAGCGCGCGATGAGATCGTCCATGAATTCAAGCATTTCGCTAGGAACAGCTTTCGGCTTGACAACTTTGTTTACGATGATGGGATTACCGTCTTCGTCAAGTTCCGGACGCTTGGAATCTAGGACAGTATCAATACTTTGTTTGATGGTCGCGTGATACTTCGGATCGATAGTGGATCCGTTCGTGTATAGACGCGCGAGAGATGCGGTGGTCGGAATTATTTTCCGGACCTTACCAGACACAGCAGAAATGTCATCTTTGCTGTACTTGTTCTTAGTCATGTATCCTACAAGCCACTTCTTGGCATTGTCAGGAGTCCACTGATTGTTAAACCAGTTGAGTGCACGAACAAATTCCACACCCTCTGGGTTATGGATTACAGGTTCGCCACCAACGGCATCATATTGTTTACGCGGTTTGCGTTTCTTTTCTGGCTGAGCCATAAATATCCTTTAGAACTATTATACTACGGTTTTGGTTGAAAGTAAAATTATACAACGCTGGCATTTTGCGTATGCTTGCATTGACGGCGAAATTGAAATCCAGCACAGGTGCACGTCCATCGACCACTTTCGTTAGTGACGTGATATGTGTTTCCTTTGCTTCCTGGAACTTCAATGTGTACGATCTTGGTTTGTTGAACGACAGGCTTCGTTGCACCTTTAATCATTTTCAGGTCAAAGACATGACGCAGATTAATGATGCGATGACCGAATGGCATGGATTTGTCTGCGAGAGCAAACTCTGTGTTGCTAATCGGATATGGCGGATTGATAACCTTTCCGCGATAAGTCGTGAATCGGAACTCGTTATCCGAGAACAGATAAGATTCCTTGAAACTAGTTGTTACCTCGACTTCCGAGGAAATCAATGGCATACGGTCAAACATAGTATTCTCCTTCCATACAATTATTATACTCCTATAAACCGAGAAGTAAAATAATAAAACCTTTATAAATCAACGACTTAACAAGGTATAAAAAACCCTTATAAATCAACGACTTATAAGGGTCTTAAAAATCAACGACTTAGCGTATTATTTGGAAGTCGCTCGGTAAATACCGTCCCAGCCATCTTTTCGCTTCATTCCGCTAATTCGCTCAATCATGATATCATAGTATTCAGCCATCTTTCCATCAAAATGGAACTTTAATTGTTCGGCTGTCGCGATCGCAAGTTTGAACTCTTGGTTGTAATAATACTCCAAGAACAATTTGTGTTTATTGATTCCAGCTTTGTCATCAGGAACAACGGTGAAAATATGTACACCCTCTGTCTTTCCTTTTACCGCAATGTAGTCCAGCTCAATAATCGGGAACTCGTCTTCAACATATTCAGCAGTTTTTGGACCAATGATTAACTTAACACCATAGGACTTACTTTGTCCTTCTAATCTTGCAGCCAAGTTGACACCGTCGCCCAAGCAAGTATAATCGAAACGCTGAACAGACCCCATATTACCCACAACAACAACATCAGTGTTAATGCCAAGTCCCATACCAAATGCAGGAATCCCTTCTTTGGATATTTCTTCATTAAATTTCTCCAGGTCACCTAGCATAGCTAAACCTGTACGCAAAGCATTCTTCGCGTGTTGGGCATCATCAAGAGGAGCATTCCAAAAAGCCATCTGAGCGTCGCCAATGTATTTGTCTAGCGTACCCTCGTTCTCAATAATCTTCTGTGTCATCGCAGTCATGTAACGATTCATAATTTTAGTCAGACCCTGTACGTCTTTTCCGTAGTGTTCTGAAATAGTTGTAAAGCCACGAACGTCAGTAAACATAATTGACAGTTCGCGTGATTCGCCACCTAGTTGTAGCAGATCTGGGTTTTCTTGTAGCTTCTCAACCATCGCTGGTGACAAGTATGTACCGAACTGCTTCTTAATCTGTTGCTTGAGTAGGAAGTTCTCGAGGAACTTAGCAAATGAAGCATGAGCGAATATAACAAGCATGCCTAGAACTGGTAGCGAAGCATCAAGTAGCAGATACTCAGTTTTCCAGTAGTGATATGATGCATAACCAAACCCACCAGCAATTAGAATAACCAACGGAAGAACTAGTTTCATTGGTGCTTTATAAACAGCCAGAATAATTAACAGACCGACGAATAGAATAATAACCAGCTCAAGGAAGTCAGCGTAGTCAGGGCGAACGATTGTGTTGCCATTCAGAACTGTTTGTAATAGATTAGCCTGAACTTCATGCGGATACATTGAGCCGACAGAAGTAGGAACTGGGTTGGCTACACCCTCAGCGGTGACACCCCAGATAAGAAACTTGCCAGCTGTATTTTCAGGTGTGATGTCAGCAGCAGAGATAGAGTCAAACTTATTCCAATAAGAAATATAGACAGAGCCATCAGCAGTTGTTTTAATTGGCTCAAACTTAGGAATGCGAACAGCTTCAACACCAGCTTCACCAACTTTCATTTGATACGAGATATCACCAGCAGCGACGCGAATAGTTTCAAGCGCAACTGATGGATAGATTTGCTCATTAGCGCCAACGACCATTGGTAGTTTGCGGATTGTACCATCAACGTCACCGATAGTAGAGGATACACCTACACCGCTTGACGCTTCAGCTAGAATTGTTACTGGCGGTAGAATACCAGACCAGCTGTTTACATAATCAAATGGATTGCCGCCGAGAGTTGCGGTTCCTACGTGTGGACCAAGACCTTCAATAGATTGGTCAGTTGGTGCTGACGAAATGATGGTGGCTCTTCGCGCGAGCGCGTCCGCGAATACTTGGTCTTTACCGAAGCGATCTTCTTCTGAATAGATAACAGTAAATACGCTGATGCTGTCTTCTGCAGTTCTATCTAAAAGATTAGCAAACTTATCGCGCGACCAAGACCATTGACCGTATTCTTTAATTGCTTTCTCGTCGATATTAACCAGTAGAACATCGCTAGACTTAATCTGCTCGTGGCTACGTTGTAGCGAATCAAAGTAAGTTAGTCGTGTGGCTTCAACCAAGAATGGGTCATAGAAGCGCAGGGCGACCAAGAGTCCGAGTGTAATTAATGCTAGATACCACTTTGTTAGGAATTTCATTTCTTCTGCCTTATAATAATTGTATTGCTGTCACCACCATTGATGACCACATTGAACTCTTTACCATCAAGATTAAAGATAATGTTGTAAGCTGTTTTCTCATCAAGCACTAATTTAATCTTTCCGTTGTTATCCTTAGATATAGTTATAATATCTTTATTTAATACTGTTAGCAAACCTGTCTGCGCGTCAAGTCCGATATCTGTACCTGTAATTTCAGCAGCAGTGCGAACCTCACCCAACTTCGCTTCTTGTAACTTATCTACTTCAATCATAACTGGGATAATGTCAGCCAGATAATCTACTTCAAGATAGTTAATGTCAATATCATTAAACTCTAGCGCGTCTCTTTCTTGTTCGATTGCTAGGTAGTCTACGTCAAGTTCGTTGTAAGCAAGCGCATCTTCCTCTAGTATCATCTCATCTTCTTCCTGCTCTACTACTTTAGGAGGATTAACAATAAGCATATTGTTGATCTGGTCTAAGGAAAGGTCGAGGATGGCTGGTTTAGTTGGAGCTGAGTCGCTCGAGAATGCAACGGTTGACTGCATAGATTTGTTTAGTACCACCGAGCCACCGTTGGTAGCAACTAAGATTTCACCAGATGGTGCACCGTTCTCATCGGGGAGAAGGATTACTAAACTACGACCGAGTTCGTCGACGGTGATTGTGAAGTCTGTACCGCGAACTGCGATCTGTGATGTGGGTGTTTTAATTGATACATTTTTCTTATCAATTTTATTCATTTTCCCAGTAGCAAATCTGGCTGTCCCACTTGCGAAGTTGACAGCCAATTTGCCTTTACTTGGATTAGGATCGTAAACGAATTCATCTATTACGACTTTACTCTGTTCGGTGACTCGAAGTATCGAGCCATCTAGGAAATCGATCTTCATACGACCATTTCCTGTTCTTACGTCATCACGCATCTCGATTCCCAGCTGTAATTTAGCTGGGAGCGGAGTCTTTCTTACAACTGAACCTGTTCCCTTCAGCTCGGTGATTGAACCAATCTTAGACTCAGCAGCCAGAGGTGCCAGTGTTAGACTGATAAACACAAATGGTAGAAGGAGTTTGTGCAGTTCCACTAGTTGTACTCTCTATGGTGATTGAGTTGGTTTCAGTTGCGCCAGCCTGTGTAATGTTGAAGTTTGTATAATCGCCAGTGTGGTCGATGTTTACGCTATGTCCAGCAAAACCAGTTGCGCTTGTTGTTACGTTATTGTAATTACCAACCATTGTGATGGTGCTTTCAGCATTCTCTGAGTTTACAGTAGCATTGAAGTTATTGTAATCACCAGTAATATCCCATGTGAAAGTAGAACCGTCAGCCACATCAGCTGTACCAACATTCATTAGCAGAGTATTATTTCCGCCAGTGATATTAATGTCATACTCTGTGTCGTCTGCACTAAACGAACCGTTCGGGTTGTTGTTTAATGTAATTTCGTTATTATCGCCATATCCTAAAATGCTTGCTAGGATACCGTTGCCATATAACCAACCATATAGCGAGTTGTTATTACCAGTTTGTGTTATGGTAATATCTTGTTGGTTGCCGTTAAAGTAAAACGGTGTTTGACCGTCATCAGAACCTATGGTGTTATTTTCACCAGTTTGTTCCATGACAATTGTAGCCTGTTGACCAACCTGATTAATATAAATCTGGTTGTCACTAGCTTGACCCAATACTGTACCTGTCATCAAAAGCATCACGAAGAAGATGGCGTTCTTCATTTACTTTTCCTTTTATTTGAATTGCCAGTATCCTTTCGCCTTACCATTTTTGATAAGTTGTAACACTGCTTCTTCTATTGCTTTTTGCGTTGCGATGTTTACAGACTCGTTTTGAGCTGTTCCGTTTTCAACTTCAACGAGTGCCGTTCCTGCTTCTACGAAACGAAACACATCCTGCGAGTATCCTACCGACAGAATTGTCTTAGTTGAAATGACATCTATAAGAACTTCGCCTGTCGCAACCGAAACCAAACGAAGTGAAACTGTAACTGTATCTTTGACATAGCGTTTGGACGCACCGATACCCAAGTATCTTGCACCAGCACCGCCTGTCATCGTGTTAGTATCATAACCAACAACTCCACCCTCTATGATTAAACCAGCAAAGAGCAGTGGTGGCAGTTTATTTATACCTTCGCCCTCGTAAGACTCACGAGTAGACTTAATAAGCTGGCGTTCTTTAGAAAGATTTTCTAATCCTTTGCGCTCTACTACTTGGAACACTTCGCCATAGCCAGCACCGCGAAGAGCGCGAATTAGAAACACCTCTGGGGCTTGCGTTACAGCAGTCGAAAACGAAGATAGGTTTTCGCTAGGTTTGCGCTGACCTGTTAAATCAGCAAACGAATAGATCGCGATCGTCGGCTTCTGGACCACAGGTGGCAGATCTCTGAGTTCTCTATTGAAGACGAACTCTTGAATCTCAGCTTGGTCGATCTTCTGTATATGTAATCCGTTAAACTTTTCTGATGTCTCTACCACTTTTCCGCCAGCAGCGTGTAGTGTATAGCAACCAGTTAAATTAACCGAAGCAACAGAAACCGCTAATAGGAATAGTGACGCTCGTAACATCTGTGGGATCCGTTAAATTAGTTATGATAAGTTTTAATACTTCTGCTCCGTTCTCATCAACCGTCGACTGATAGTTAATGTTGTATCCTTGTAGGTTAAGCGAACCAGAACCAGTTGCGCCTTCTGCGAATAGATTGGTCACTAGCTGTCTTGATAATTCAGCGTATATTCTTGACTCTACGTTTTTCAAGAATCGGTTCACAGTTGAGTTGTTTTCCGCTGCGATGGCAGCCTTCAACTCGTCTTCTAATTTCTTGGCGATGGCTTCTTTACGAGAAGTTTCTTGATTCTCAATAGTTAGATAATGTGATGATGTACCCTGTCCGTTGAAGGATGGGCTTTTGAATTGAAAGGTTATATCGCCAGCTAACGCGCTGAAAGGTAATAGACTAAGCAGCAGGAGTTTCTTCATCAGTCTTCTCCTCTTTCTTTTTCTTTCCGTTAGTCTCTAACAAAAATTCAAGTGTCAGTATTTTTATCAGACTTAGGCTTATGCTTATTCGCATGTTTCTCTTCCTCTTTCATTTGTAGGACAACGCTGACTTTTTGTTGCAATCTAATTAAGTCATTATCTAACATACGAATACGGTCAATCAATGCAATTAAAATACCGCTGGTTTGTCCAATCAACGGTGTTAATTCTTTTGTAACAAAGCTGTAAATAAAGAATACGAAATATCCCATCCCGACCGCAGCGACGATAGGAAAGCCATATTGTTTAATCAACTCAATGACTACATCAGGATTCATTTTGTTTCTCTAAGCGTAGCAATATATTTTTTATCTGATACCATATTGCTAAGTGTATCAGCTGTTCTTCTTAGGAACATACTTTCAGTGGTTATGCCATCTTCATTTTCCATAATTCTTGCATAGTCATGCATTATAGTAATTAAGTCTTCTAGTGTTGACATTAGTCTCTCCTTGCGTCGTTTTTGCCGTCTGCTCTTGCGAGTCTATCGAGATCTGGTCTTAGACCTAGCGCAGAACTAACAACCGCATCAACTCGGATGATATCATGATTCATGGTTTTCACACGATTATCTAATGCGATGATTATACCCTGCAACCCTTGGATCTGTTTTACCACACCAGTCAATATGAACTTAATTACGAAATAGACAAACACGCCAGCAGCCATAGCTGCAGCGATAGGAAATCCAACTTCGGCAATTATCTTAAATATAGCGTCGTAGCTCATATAATCTCTCTTATAGTCAACCTATTTATAAATAGACTGACGTGGTTAATCCTTACATTATAACAATATTAACAAAGGAGCAGTCATGAGTTTAGTTGCATTACAAAAGAAAATCGGTGTTACCGCTGACGGTGCATTTGGTCCAGGAACATTAAAAGCTGCGATGGCATTCTATAAAATGTCACCAGTTCGCGCTGCGCATTTCTTCGCGCAGACTGCCCATGAGTCAGGTAATTTCAAAGCATTCTCTGAAAACCTAAACTACTCGGCAGATGGCTTAACCAAAATCTTCGGTAAATACTTCGA